ACAAACGACAAGGTTGGTAAAAAAGATTGAGAAATTGACCGCGTCAAAACATGAATTTAAAAATAGAAAACAATGAAAATCTTTTTGAACACAGCGGATTTAAAAAATCCAAAAATTGAAATCACATACGACGATTTTAAAAACAAATGCAAATTTTGCGGCGACAGAATATATCACGAAGGCTTTTGTGATAGTCACTGCAAAACATATTATAACCAAGACAAATAATGACAAGGGCGGGAAACACCCTTAAAACCCGCCCTTTTTTTTTAGTATTAATTTAAAAATAGAATATCGTGAAAACAACTACAATAGAATTGACAAAATACGAATTGTTCCGTGTCGAAATGGCTCTTGTTCAATACAAAGTTGACCTTGAAAGAGACATCACAACATACACAGAACATTTAAACGGAAGTAACAACACAACCGAAGTCAAACTTTACACCGAACTCATTCATGTAAAACGGGAAAAGTTAAAAGACATTAATAATATATTAAACAAGATATGAATCAAAAAACAACAAACGCATTGCGTGAATTAATCTTTCTCACGCTTCAAGAAATATCAAAACATAATGATGAAAATTATTATAACACACAAGAAGATGTGAATTTTTCAAATTGTATTTATGAAGGATCTTTGAAATTGAAAACTATTGACGAAGAATGGATTCATGAAAGACTTAAGCACAGCAGCGTTGACCGATACAATGATTTATTAAAAAAATTAATAAACAAATTTTTTAAATGGAATATCAAATTATGAAAACAATAAACTTTATTATATTAGGAATAATTGGGGGCTACTTTTTAGCCCGAGTATTAACAACATTAATTTTTGGAATATGAGTGAAGAATTAACACAAAAAGAATTACACGAAATTATGAATGATGGCAAGCTCCAACCACAAGCACAGGTCAATGAATATTTAATTCACGGAAAAGGATATTATAGCGGAATGGTAAATGACCCAACTTTCTTTGGATTACAAATGTCGGATGTAAATGTCGGTTATGGTTATATTGAAGTAAAATGCACGGAAGACGAATTGACAACCATCCTTGAAAACTTATATAAAGACGAAACTTATTTCAAGGTGATTGGAGTTCACAAAGCAAACTAAATTTAAAAATAGATATGAAAAAGAAAAACATTATGGAATTTGTAAAGGTTGGGAAAACCTACAATTCAAACCACGGGGGGAAATGGTTTCACATTTACTTTCGGGATACGTTAAATAAAAAAAGTTATCGCACCGCATTATATGAAAATATGCGTAATTTTAAAAATTGGAATGAAGTAATCAACAAGGCAGAGCGTGGCGACTTCATCGATAATTTAAACTTAAAAAAATGGAATGGAAAAGAAATTGTTGACGCTGACAGTTTCCCAAAACTAATCACACAAGAAGAAATGATTGAACTTGAGGATTTGGCCTTTGAAGAATTTTACGGGGTGCCACGATGGTGTAAAGAAGTTATTAATTTAAAAAATAAAAAATGGAAAGAGAACAATTAAAAGAATTATATTTAAAATATAAATTAAAAGAATCGGATATTTTTCAATTGAAATTTGGTGCGAAAAAAAAACATATCATTACGCGGTCGGGAATCGAGACGATACAAAACGCACTTCAAATTTCTGTTACATACCAGCTTCAAAAATTATCCGGTGACCAAAAATTCGCGGTGGTGTTAGGAACTGGAACGATGACAAATTCAGAAACGGGAGAGGTTCAAACGTGTCAATCTTTTGGCGAAGTCGCACCATATAACAACACAAATTCTTATCCGGTATGTATGGCTGAGAAACGTTGTTTGTCGAGAATCGTCATAAAACTATCCGGTTTGGTTGATGTTTATGGTGAAGACGAGGCCGACGCGTTCAAACAAAAATAAAATTTCTTATCCCTTGGTGTGTCTTGTTGTTTTTTCTATTTTTGGGGACACACCTTGGGGTTTTATTATAAAAAACAGAATATGAAAAAAACATACTTCACACACGATTCAAATGCGCGGAATGATTTGAAATTAATCAAATTGAGACGTGTCGGAGGGTGGGAATTTTACGGGATTTACTTCGCTTTATTAGAATTGTTGTTCACCGAAGAAAATGAACTTTGTATTTTGGATCTGGAAAGTTTAGCCTATGGGTTACAATGTGAACCGGAAAAATTGAAACAAGTTATTGAAGACTTTGACCTTTTTGTCATAGAGGGTGAATTGTTTCATTCTAAGAGACTTTTGAAACAAATTAAGGAAATCAACAACAAATCAATCAAAGCGTCTTTAAATGCAAAGAAACGATGGGACAATACAAACGTTATGCGGTCGCATTCCGACAGCAATCCTAGTAAAGTAAAGAAAAGTAAAGTAAAGAAAAGTAAAGTAAAGAAAATCTATATTCCAGAAACCGAAAGCGATTTTCAAAAAGAAGTTAGAAAAATAGATTCGTATAATGAATATCACGAAGAATTTATTGATTACTGGACAGAAACGGGAAAAGGTGGTAAAATGAGATTCCAAATGGAAAAGACATGGAACACGTCAAGACGCCTTTCAAGGTGGGCTTCAAATGGGTTCAATAAGAACAAATCTGGTTTCCCCGAACACTACGATGAAATGTTTGACAAGAGACTTGACCAAACGAAAAGAAATGAGTATTATAAACATTTGAAAAGTCTTGGTTATAAAAGTATATATTCACCGAACGCGGGAACAAAATGGATAAAAGGATAAAATATAAAAAAATGAAAGTATTGGAATTATTTGCGGGGTCAAGGTCATTCAGTAAAGTGGCGGAACAAATGGGAATGTTGACTTTCACGACGGACATCGTGAATTTTGAAAAGATAGATTTAGTAATTGACATTCTAGATTTAGACAATCACTTGTTAATGGAAAAATTATTTGAAAAGGGGATTGACAATGTTGATATTGTTTGGGCTTCGCCACCATGCACGGCGTTTAGCGTTGCAAGTATCGGACACCACTGGAACAAAGACCACACACCAAAAACAGAAAAAGCAGAATTGGGGGTCAAGATAGTTCAAAAAACTATAGATCTAATTAATTTTTTAAACCCCGACTTCTATTTCATAGAAAACCCCCGTGGAAAATTAAGAAAATTAGATGTTGTCAAGGGGTTAAATAGAACAACAGTTTGTTATTGTCAATACGGCGACACAAAACTTAAGCCAACCGACATTTGGACAAATCATCTGGCTGACTGGTTTAATCCTAAAGGGTGGCAACCGCGACCTATGTGCAATTACAGACAAAAAAATTGCAATTGTCATCATGAAAAGGCGCCACGCGGCTCAAAAACAACAGGGACGCAGGGGTTAAAAGGAAATTATGAAAGAAGTATTGTCCCGCCTGAATTATGCAGAGAAATTTTAGAAAGTTTATGTTAGAATTTTTAAAACATATATTTGGAATTTGTGGTGAACCCCATTTGAATATAATTACAATACTAATGACAACACCAATAATGTCATATATAATTTATAAATTTTATAGATGAAAGAAAGAGACATTCAAAAAGCGATTGTTAATTATATTAAATTACAATATCCAAATGTTTTATATTGTGCAAGTGCTGGCGGATTAAGAACATCAATAAAACAAGCTAGAATGATGAAGGCCACCGGATACGTCAAGGGGTTTCCCGACCTCATGGTCATGGAACCTGTTGGAAAATTTCACGGCTTGTTCTTAGAAATCAAAACAAAAAAAGGACGTGCAACAAAAGAACAATTGTTGTGGCGTCATAAATTAAATGGCAGAAATTATGTTTGTGAAATCACTTATGGATTTGAAGAAACAAAAGAAGTCATTGACCGATATATCAATAATAAAATAATTTAAAATTTAAAACTATGTATAAAATAAGAGGACGAATAACAGAAATAAAAAATGAAGAAATCGAATCTAAAGCGGGGGAAACCTTTGAAAAACTTTTGGTGACAATCCGTGAACTTGATTCCGACTTTGAACACCATCATCAATTTGAGATATTTGGAAAAGAAAATATCCAACTACATAAAGACAATATCGTAGAAGATTCAATTGTCAATATAGAATTTTATATCAAGTCAAGGGAATGGAATGACAGGTGGTTCAATGCGTTAATGATTAAAAACATATCAATTGAAAATCAAGAAGACATTTTTTAATAGTAGAAACGAAAGATATTATTGGAATCACACAGATATAAACAATTACTTGTTCACAATAATTCACAAAGAGGGCGGACACCATCTTGAAAAAAATTATATATTAAGGGACATCAAACAAAACAAATCAATACTTGATTATATTTATAAAAAAATCAATGAAAGATTTGATGTTGTTGAAATAGAGACCGGAAGGTTGTCGAAGGTGGAATATGACATGTTAAAAAATATAAATACGCCGTCAATTATAAATTGTGTTAAAACTGAACAATTATCTTGAAAAGAATTATAAAAAACTGAAAGAAATTTCGGACAAGATAACAAGTGGGAAAAAATACAATAGTGAAGACTTACTTCACGACACGATTGTGAATTTATATGATAGTGATAAAAACAAGATTGAAAGTTTAATTGACAAGAACGAATTGATTTTTTGGATTGCTCGAATCATGGTCAACCAATATCACTCAAAAACGTCACCATTTTATAAGAAATATAAAAAGTATTATCAAATTATAAATGACAAGTTTTCAATTGGAACATGGCAAGACCAATATATCAACAACACACCCGGACGGATTCACAGAATGATTGAAGAAGACGGGGTGAAACAAAAAGAAAAGTTTGAAAAGGATTTGGAACGTGTGAACAAAAAATTAAAAGAGATACACTGGTTCGATTCGGAGTGTTTCAGAATTTACACAATGACTGGAATGTCATTGACACAATTTTCAAATCAATGTGGAATAAGTCGAAACACATTATATAAATCAATAGTAAAAGTAAAAAAGATATTTAATGAACAGAAGTAAAAAAACAGAAGAATTCGCGAACAAATGTATGTTTGTTATTGGTGTTATTATAGTATTAATATTTATTTTAACATTACGATGAAAAAAAGTAAAGGTCTTGGCGACGACATAAAAAAGTTCACGGACAAAACAGGTCTTTCAAAGTTGGTCAAAACAATCTTTGGTGACGATTGTGGATGTGAAGAAAGACAACAAAAGTTGAACAATATGTTTCCCAACTTTAAAAACATAAGACCATTCACAAAAGATGAAAAAGAAATATATGAATCAGTGATTCCCGAAGTTGAAAAAACAACAATGGTGAATCGAAAGAATCAAAGTATTTTAAACGGAATATATAAGGCGGTGTTCAACACTCCGGCCAAATGGTCAAGTTGTGGCCCGTGTAATAAAAGAACCTTAGAAAATTTAAAAAAGGTTTATGAAAAAAGTTGTGATATATGAAAAATCAAATTTATAGATTTTGTTGTCATTGTATTCGAATGACATTAATGAAAGACAATGGATGTTTCTTTTGTAATGGAAAATTCGTTGTGTCCGGATTGAAAGACAATTTCAACATGATTAAAAGAAAACAAAAGAGTGAAGCACCATACTAAAGTTTACATGGATTTTTTCAATTATGAAGCCGGTGACTTTATTCCGTGCGAGATGTGCGGATCTCAAGCGGTTGACGTTCATCATTTGACAAAACAATCAAAGTTTGGAAAAAAGAAAGACAAGGACTTCATTGAAAATTTGTGTGGATTGTGTCGGGATTGTCACATCAAAGCGGATTCCGATGGAATGTTTAATATGTTCGCGAGAATACGTCACCTAGAAAATGTGTGTCACCAAATATATGGATTAATAGAATTAAATAAAAAATTAGATGAAAGTCGAAAAGATATCTATAAATAAATTAAAACCCGCGGGATACAATCCCCGGCAGATAAGTAAAAAACAATACAACGATTTAAAGCAGTCAATTGAAAAATTTGGACTTGTTGACCCAATTATTATCAACAAAGACTTCACCGTCATCGGCGGTCATCAAAGGTTGAAAGTATGTAAAGAATTAAAGTATAAAGAGATTGATTGCGTTGCGTTGTTCTTAACAAAAGAAGAAGAAATGGAATTGAACATCCGATTAAACAAGTCGGGAGGGGACTGGGATTTTGACTTGTTAAGTAATTTCGAAATTGAAGAATTGAAAGAATGGGGATTCAAAGAAATAGAACTCGGACTTAACATTGACAAAATAGACGACGAAACCAATGACGATATTGTCATCACCATAAAAGAAGGTGACGCAGTCGCAGCAAAAGAAATATATAACGAACTTGAAAAAAGAGGGTTTGACGTAAAAATAAAATTATGATAACAATTGGAACAGACTTTTCCGGAATAGGTGCCCCCGAACAAGCATTGATTGGACTTGGAATCAAACACAAGTCCGTCTTTGCTTGTGACATTAACAAGTATGCGAAACAAAGTTTTCTAGCAAACCACACAACGGAAACTTGGTTTGACGATATAACACAAAGAGACCACAAAAACACACCTTATTGTGACCTATATGTTGCGGGGTTTCCGTGTCAAGCGTTTTCAGTAGCGGGGAAACGAAAAGGATTTGAAGACACACGGGGAACATTGTTCTTTGACCTGTTTCAATACATAGATTTAAAACGTCCGAAGTATTTTGTTTTAGAGAATGTAAAGGGTTTAATGGGTCACGACAAGGGGAACACCTTTCGAGTGATAATGGATTCCTTGGAAAGTCTAAATTATACTATATATCACAAAGTTTTAAATACAAAACATTACGGAATCCCACAGAATCGAGAACGATTGTTCATTGTTGGGTTTCGTGAATCACATGAATTTGAATGGCCAGAATCTGTCGAATTGAATTTGAAAATAGAAGATTTACTACAAGACAATGTCAATAGCAAATATAATGTAAAAAAAGCTAGTTATGATTTTTTACAAAGACACCAAAGATTTAATAAATTTAAAATACTGGGTGAAGAAAAAGAAATCGCGTCTTGTATTACAGCGGGTTGTAACAAAATCCAAAATAGTAATAATTTTATAAAGGTTGAAGAAAAGTATTATTTGACACCTCAAAGAATAAAAAAATTAGAAGAATACAACGAAAGAAATAAAAAAAAGGGGAACGGGTTCCGAGCCAAATTTCACAATGTGGTCAAAGACATAATGAGTTGTTTGAAAGTTGGGGGGTCTGGAAGTAGTGATTTAATTGAATGGATTGCAGACGTTAGAACAGACCAAGGAATCCGAATAAGAAAGAACAGAATGTCACCTTGTTTGACAACGTCATCAACACCAATAATAAAACAAAGAAAAATCAGAAGGTTGACACCGCTTGAATGTTTAAGGCTTCAAGGGTTTCCGGATAGTTTTCATCAAAATTGTGTGGACGCTGGTGTCAGTGATTCACAAATATATAAACAGGCGGGAAACTCAATGACAGTCAATGTAATGATGGCTTTATTAAGTGAGATATTAAAGAACGAAAAATCGGTATAAAAACGGACACAATGAATAAATTCCCAAACAAATCAACACAATTTAGTTCAACAAACCAACCAGAAAAAAGAGGGCGTCCAAAAGGTCGGAGGAATGTGGCGACAGTATTAAAAGAACTATTGTCAGCACAGGACAAAAACATGGATGGTGTTGGTGACTTTGGGGCACCCATTGCAAAGATGTTGATTCAAATTGCTTTTAGTAAACAATCAAACAACAATGAAAAGTTAAAAGCGATTAAAGAAATCCTTGACAGAATCGAAGGGATGCCAGAACAAAACGTGAATGTGAGTGCGTCACCACCTTCATGGATTGATGAAACCAATGACGACATTATCGAAGAAGATGAAACAAGCGAAACCATACTATGATTTAAAAAAGTCAACCAAACGGATTTGTATATTGCAGGGCGGAACAAGGAGTGGAAAAACATATTCGATATTACTTGGATTGATTGAGTTCGCTTATAAGAACAAGGGAAAAGGTTTATATATCACAATAGCAAGAAAGACATTCCCGGCACTTCGGGGAACTGCGATGAGGGATTTTTTTCAGATCCTAAAAAATGAAAATCTTTATGACGAAAGAAATCACAATCGGTCAAATCACCTTTACCATCTTTACGGGTGTGTGTTTGAATTTATAAGTTTGGATTCACAACAAAAGGTTCGTGGTCGTAAACGTTCCGTCTTGTTCCTTAATGAGTGCAACGAATTTGATATGGATGACTTTATTCAATTGTCATTAAGAACAACATATAAAATAATAATTGACTTTAATCCATCCGACGAATATCATTGGTTATACACACAACTAATTGACGCCGACAGGGACGATGTTGACTTTCACGTTTCAACATACAAGGACAACCCATTTTTGGAAGAATCAACAATCAAAGAAATTGAAAGATTAAAAGAAACAGACGAAAACTTGTGGAGGGTTTTCGGTGAAGGACTTCGAGGTCAATCAACTGAAACAATTTTTCCCGTTTTCAACATCGTTGATGACATTCCGGAAAACGCGAAAGAGGTCGCGTTGGGTCTTGACTTCGGATTTTCGGCAGACCCGACAAGTCTTGTCCGAGTTTACAAACACGACCTTGATATTTATATCGATGAATTAATCTATGAACGGGGATTGACAAATCAAGACATCGCGAATCGAATAAAAGAATTGAACATTGAAAGACGGGCGGAATGTTTTGCGGATTCAAGTGAACCGAAATCAATTGAAGAAATCTTTCGGATGAACGTCATTAATATAAAACCCGCTAAGAAAGGACACGATTCAATCCGAATTGGAATTGATGTGATGAAAAGACACAAAATCAATATCACAAAAAGAAGTGTCAACACCATCAAAGAATTTAGGAATTACAAATGGATAAAAGACAAGAATAATGAAATCACAAACAAACCAATTGACGCATTCAATCACACCATTGACGCGGTTCGATATGTGTGTTTAAATAAATTAATAGTGTCATATAGTGGTAAATATTATGTTTCATAAAAACTTGTTTATATGGGAATTTTTCTTTATATTTGTATTTTAACAAATAGAAATAATGAAAATAGTAAAATATCAAGACGTAATCAAAATAAAACAACCACGAAGAAATCGCAAAATGTGGGGTGATTTACAAGGTTTTGATAAACTTCCAAAAATCGTTTATTATACAAAGGGCGATAGTGATGACATTTACAGTGGTGAACTAATTGAGGAAATAAAAGGTGAAGGTTATTCAATCACAAGAATCTAAAATAAATAAACAAATAACAATAAAGGGGTGCTTCGGCACTCTTTTTTTTTACACTTAGACAAAATCAATAATTTTATATTTATAAAAAATGAAACAAATTAAATTAAAAGTTCCAGATAATTGGAACGACATAACAATTGAACAATATCAAAAAATGATTGATATTCTTGAAAGTAATTTAAAAGAAGAACAAAAAACGATGAAAATGGTATCATTGTTTTGTAATGTTTCAATGAAGGATTTGAAGAACTTTGCGTTTGGTGATTTGGACAAGATTGGTAAAATATTAAACGGATGGATAAGTGAAGACCCGACGGGTGTTGAGATGGTTCAAAACATCAAATTTAATGGTGAGAACTATGGAGTAATTCCAAATATGAGTGATATGACAACGGGTGAATTTATTGACTTAGAATCATACAATGAAAACACCATTGAAAACCTACATAAAATTATCAGTGTTTTATATAGGAAACAAACAGAAAAAAAAGACAGGTTCGGAAGATATAAAATAGAGAACTACGAACCGACACCAGAAAAACAAGAGTTGATGAAAGGGTTTCCGATGGGATACGCGTTGGGGGTTCTTAATTTTTTTTTTCATTTAGGCGAACCACTTTTGACCGATTCAGCCAATTATTTGGAGAAACTGAAGTAGTTCAAAATGAGGGGACACCATACGAAAGAAGGGTGACAACAGAAAAGAGATACACAAAAAAATGGGGATGGTATGCGATTCTTTATGAATTGGCTTCGGGGGATGTATTAAAAATTGACGATGTAACCGAAATAAAGTTATATCAAGCATTAACATTTTTGTCTTATAAACAGGACAAATTTATATTGGAAAAAGAACATGGCACAAAACGATAACAAGACATATAAAAATATCACATACAAACAAATGGTTGACACGTTTGAATCCATAGCGACAAACAACAAAGTGATTCAATCTTTTAATTCTGGAAGTTTGAATGATGTTGACATTGAAAAACTGGACGCGGATAAGTTCCCGTTAATGTATATCACACCAAACCCCGTGACAGTGGACGCACAAACAATCACATATTCGTTTGATGTTATTATCGCGGAATTGATTCAAGAAGACTACACGGGATTAAATGACGCCTACACAGAAACATTGTTGTTGATGAAAGACGTGATTTCAAATTTTAGACAGGCGACACAATCGTCATCGTGGGCAGACCAACGAACGGAATTGGAACTTCCATTGACCTTGGAACCTTTCACAAGTAGGTTCGCGAATATGTTGACGGGATGGGGTGGGACTTTCAATGTAGTTTGTCAAAATGAAAATGACCTTTGCAGTGTTCCACAAATTAATAATTCTTAGTATATGGCTTTTGAAAATAGTATTCAAGTTTTACAGGGATTTGCAAGGAAACAAGTCCGAGACGCCAAAAGGAATCTAAAGGGCTCTAAAAATCTTGCTAGATCCATAACAGCCCAAGTGATTGGAAGTTTTGAGAAATCTCCTGTTGTTCAATTTAAAATACCAGAATACGGGGGTTTTGTGGATACTGGTGTCAAGGGAACGGGAGTGAAACCCACAGGAAAAAACGCACAACCATTGAACATGAAAAAACCATTGAACAATGCGTTTGCGAATATGATATTTGGATTTAAGAATCAACCAAGATTCAAAACAACAAAACGAATGATTCCCCCAAGTGTCCTTGACAAATGGATGATTCAAAAGGGAATTGACGGAACAAGAGACGCAAAGGGACGATTCATTTCACGAAGCTCAATAAAATTCGCGATGGCAATTTCAATACATAGACAGGGTTTGACAGGAACTGGATTCTTTTCAAAACCACTTGGTCAAAACTTGGGGCGAATGTATATGAATTTAGAAGGTGCATACGCTCAAGACTTAAAAGAAAATTTAACTAAAGAAAAATACTTTGTATAAATGGCAACACAGATAACACAAATTCCAACAGAAACAGCAACCTATACGGGGACATCAACTTATGATGAATTAGTTCCAACAAACTATTGGCCAATTCTTCCGGTTGTTGTTAATCGAACAGACAATTTGTCGGCGGTGTTTAGGCTCAAATATATATTGAGGATTTACAAAGATTCTGTTTCGGACGCGAACTTATTGGCGACATTAAAACAAAGAACAAACAACGCTTCGACAACTACAAATCAAGTTGCTATTTTTGATATAAAAGGAATCGTGAACACACAAATTGAATCCACATTCACTGATTCAAATCAGTCAATTTATGAAGTTCACAAGCTCGGAAGAAACACCGGTGTGACCGACAAGATATTTGGTAAAAACACCAATACAGTCCAAACAATTATTCTAAAAGCAAATATCGAATATGCGTCAACAGCAACGGCGTCACCCGTTGAACAAACAGGAGCGGCGGATGTGGTTCAAATTACAATGTATTTTACAAATGCAACGTTTGGATTAATGACTTATGCGAACGCTTCGAACACGAATCCTCTTGGTGACTATACAACGTCCGCAAACACTAAATTATTATTGTCAAACGCTCCATTCATTTATGATTACAGAAATTTAAATCAACAACCCGGTGGTGGTGGGTTGTTACAAGGATATATTAATTATGTTTCAAGGTTGTCCGACTTTCACACAATAGGTTTTCAAAATAAAAGTGGTTGGGGTTCGGATGGTGATTTTTTAGGATTGCAGTATTATAATTCAGATGGTGGATTGATTCATACATATACATTCCCGAACACGACAACATTTGGTGGAAGGGCTCCAGCTTCTGCAGGTGGTGATGGAGAATATCTACTTTATGCAGGTTGTGGAACTGCGAATTTTGAAACATACACAGGACAAGCCCACAAGGATGACGCGGCCTTAGCTACTTTTGACGGGAAACCATCCGGAACAGTTGTCCGGGATTACGCTTATTATCGTATTTATATGTGTAATGATAAAAACGGGACTTCACAAATCCGTTCAAAATACTATTATTTTGTTCGTGACTTTGACACCGACTACAATTGTAAAGACCAAGAGATTGTCCGTCTTGGATGGGTCAATGAATTGGGGGCGTGGGATTATTACGATTTTCGCGGGGGAAAGGTTGACACGATAACAACCGAAAGAAGTGGTTATTCATCATTGCTTGGCTCAAGTAGTTTGGACACCGGTTCAACGTATTCTTTTGAAACATGGGGCGGAGGAAAAAAAACATTGACAACAAGCACGACTTTGAAGTCAACTATTCAAACACAATACATCGAACAAGAAGAAGCCGAATTTTTAGAAACAATGTTCAATTCAACAGCGGTCATGATGATTCAAAAGGGAACGTTTAAGATTTCACAAAGGGTCGTTATAACAAACAAGTCCTTTGAAAAGAAAACAAGTGCAAAAAACAAACTTCAAATTCAATACACTTTTGAGATTGAACACAGCAACCCAATAAATACAAACAATTAATGAAACAAGTTCGTTTAGTTGCATACAGAAAGGCGACAACATCGTCAACAACAGAATCAAGTTATGAATTGGACTTACAAGAAAACCCGTCCGTTTCTTTGAACTTTCAATTCAGTGATATAAAGGAACCGGAAACAAGAAAAGCCAGCTATTCACAAACGTTCAAATTACCTTTCACGGATAACAACAACAAGTTCTTTCAAAATTGGTTCAATGTCAATTTAGATACTTTAGTTTTCACAGCCCGAAAGAAGTTTGACGCGACGTTGTTTGTTGGGGCGACACCACAATTCGAAGGGATAATTCAATTAAAAGCGGTATATCAAAAAGCACAGCTTTATGAAGTTGTTTTGATGTCAAACACGGCCGACCTTTTCACAATGGTGGGAAACAAAAAGTTGAAAGACGTTTTTAAAAATGAAAATGGAAGTTATTCAACAGAACTTGACCATGTTTACACACAAGGAAACATCACAGATTCGTGGAACGGGGCGTCAGATTCTTTCGAAAATAGTTCGGGAGATCCGCTTCAAGACGTATCCGCGGGTGTTCAAAAACTTATGTATCCCATGAGTTTGACAAAACCTAATTTTTATTACAACCAAAATGCACCATATTATTTGAACATGACATCGTCGGACATTAACAACACGGCGATATTTCCAGACCCCATCAATGACCCCCCGGAATTTATGGTTCCAATAAACCAACTACGTCCAGCAATACAAATCAAGTATTTGTTGAACAAGTTAATCACAAACGCGGGGTTCACATATACATCCACCTTCATTGATGGTTCCTATTTTGGAAAAATCTTTATGACAACGGGGAATCATTTGGCCGAAGCTGGTCTTCCGGTGACGGATTCATCAGCACAACAAGGGGGTTCAATGAATGTTGGAAATGCGTTGACTTGGGGGGCTTCAAGTAATTATCCAGACGACCAAGAAATTCCCGCGGCTGAATTAGTGACAAGAGTTCCAGCGAGCATCACGGGCGGCGCTGATTGTTTAAATAATGGAGGTTCATGGGATGCTACATATGATTATTTCACAAGGAATGTTCAAACACAAATGTTGATGACAGTCCGTCACAAATTGGAACTTGAAAACATGGACACCGCGACACCGAATGATGTCACAACACCACAAAACACATATCAACCAATTAGGTTCAAAGCGTGGCTTCAAAGATGGGATGTGGACGCAGTGGCCGAAGACCCAAATGTGACATATGGTGAACCGATATATATTGACCTAACAACATCCGACCCGAATAATGATTTCAACAGTCCTTTGACATATCAATTTGACTTGACTTCAATTCCTGTTGGTCAAAGTGCACGAATAAAAGTGACGATTGAAAACATGAAGCCAACGTCTGCCACTAATTCTGTTAATTTTGGGAGTGATGACCCGTTCACATGTGCCGAACTATACAGTCAAGTCCAAGTGATTTGGCCGGCGTGGAATGAAGGAGCATACAATCAAACAATTAATGTTCCCGCATGTGTTGATGAATCCATTCTTCAAAAAGATTTCTTGACCGACATAATACAACGTTTTAATTTGGTTATAATACCGGACAAAGACAATCCAACTAATTTAATAATAGAGCCATACAATGATTATTTAGAAGGTGGAACAATCAAGTCGTGGTCAAACAAATTAGACACGTCAAAAGAGATTATTGTAAAGGACACCACATCAATTCAAAAACACACAATTCATTTGACAGACCAAGAAGATGTTGACCTTGCAAACAAAACAATAAAAGAGAAACTTCCGTCATCGAATGTATATGGACATTATAAACGAACACAGGACACAAATGAGTTCGCTCAAGGTGAATTGAAGAACAAATCGATATTCGCCCCTTATATTAATGGAAAAGTCCAACAGAACGAAGAAAATCAACTTACAACACAATTGTTGAATATGGCGGTTCATTATGAATTTACATATAAACTTGTTGAAGGAGGTGCGGAAAATCCAATTGAAGCCACAAAGCCGAAATTGTTTTATTATTGTGGAACACCAACGGCCGTCCTTGGAAGTGATGGGAACGCATTGTCGGGGGGTTACAATATGCACCACCAACCATCATCAAATTCTGTCATTGCGGTTTATAACTTCACGACATATCCATTGTGCACACCTTATGACATAACACCATCGAGTAATGAATATACATTGACACAAGCCAATAAATCATTGTATTGGAACGCAAACCCCCCGTTGGTTGGTGACTTGAGTGTCTTCAATTACGGAAACGACACGGGGTCTTGGTTCGATAATTCATTATATGGCTTGTATTGGAAAAGTTATCTTGACGGAATTTATTCACCAGATTCGCGGATCATGGAATGTCATTTGACACTTGACGAAGTTGACATTCACAATTTTAATTTCAATGACGAAATTTTCATCAAAGATTCATATTGGCGAATTATCAACATTCACAATTATCAAGTTGGTCAAGACGTTTCAACAAAAGTCACCCTTTTAAAAATCACCGACACTGTCACATGTGAAGATTGCGACTATGTTGTCGGAACGGATTCGAGTGGTTTTAATTTATATTATGGACTTTTTTATTATTGGTGTCCAGATAGTGACCCAAATTGCACCCCTTCGGTTTCAAGTCCGTTTCTTGGTGTGATGGCTCCGACAAGTTGTTGTGAATGTATTGGCGGACAATCATTGACGTTCTTCACATTGAACGCGGCGTCGGGATTATATCCTTGTTTGGCAAACGTTGGAAGTTTCCCTTTGAAACTGAAAGATGTTTTTGCTTTGGAATCAATTTTGTCATTAGGTCAAACGAAGACAATATTTAACGGGCTAATCGGAAAACAACCTTTGAGAATTGGTTCGGACACGTCTCGATTTAGTAGTTCGATTTTAAGACCACAAAAGGATGACATTATTATTAAATATAAAACAAGACAACAGAAAGGGCCAAAGATACAGGGCGAGATGCACCGAATGATATTGACAGGATTCACCGAAGGAACAACACGGGGATACGCATATCCAGAGGGGTCGCAGAACACAAAATCATTAATTATTCCAAACAACACAAACATGTTGATTCGTGTCAGTGGGATTGTGACAGTGGTTGGCGGAACAAGTTCAACTTATGTGGTTGGAACAACGGATTCGTTTGCATATTACACTTCGTTTGTGAACAAGTCGGGGACAGTGGTTCAACAAGGAACAGCGGGGGGAACAAATGAATTTAATCTTCATGAAGGAGTGTTCCCAACAACATGCACTTTGAACATCGTTTCAAACAATGGTTTGTTGGAATTTGGTCTTGACGATGACCAAACGGACACAAAGAGAATGTGGCAATTGACATGTGATTTGTCAGTCCAAGAAATTCACGCGTTGACAATTCCTGTTTCCAGTGATTACGCTATTTTTCAGAATGCTGACAACATCTTATTTGAAAACGCAAGTTATTTATTATGGAATTAAAACAACACATTAAATTGTCAACAAAATTAATGTTGATACAATTAAAAACAATTAACAAAATAGAATTATACGGCCGTGAAGAATACTGCTTTCTCTATGGTCGGAATGAAAAACACACAAGTTTTAAAAGAATGTTTAAAGAAATACTTAGATTATGGCGCAAGAAATCACAGTAAATGTCAAAGTCACAGGAGCTGACAAAGGAACAAAAGAGATTGACAAATTAAAAAAGGCCACTAAAGATGCCGGCGAAGAAGCCCAGTCACTGGGCGAGAGTGTGGAAGCCGCATGGGGTGAAGTCAATATCTTGGGAACAAGTTTGGGTTCTGTAAAAAAGGCGTTTGGAGCGACACTCAAGTCCGCGAAATTAATGTTTACATCAATAAAGGTTGGTTTAATATCAACGGGAATCGGTGCCTTTGTTGTTGCCATCGGTTCACTTGTGACATACTTCACATCAACGCAAAGGGGTGCGGAAAAATTGGAAATAGCAATGGCGAAACTTGGTGCGACATTCACAGTCATAAAAGACAGGGTTTCAAATTTCGGTGAAGGTCTTTTGAAGATATTTAAAAAGGGGGGATTTAAAGAAGGTATTGACCAGATGGGAGATAGTTTCAAGGGGATTGGTGAAGAAATAAAAGAAGACGTCAAATTGATGGGTGAATTGACAAAAAGTGCAATCGCATTACGGGAGGCGGAACGTCAAATCAATGTTGAAACAGCACAAAGACGGGCAGAGATTGAGCAATTGAAAATGATTTCGGAAGACGTGACGAAAAGTGAAGATGAAAGACTTGCGGCGGCTCAAAAGGCTTTTGAAATTGAAACCAATTTGGTCGCAAAAAGATTAGCGAACGCGGAAGAAGCCGTTCGAATCCAGATGGAACAAATGGAAACAAGCGAAAACATGGAAGAAGACCTTGAAAAATTGACACAACTTGAAATCAATTTGGCCAATGTTCGTCAAGAATCCACAACCAAACAAATCGAATTAAACAACAAAATAAATTCCATTATAAAAGAAGGTGAGGCAAACAGAAAGGCAGCGAAAGAAAAAGAAGACGCGGACAAAGCAAAGGCCGACAAACAACGTGAAGACGATTTGGAAGTCTTGAGGGTGGCGAACCAAACCGCAATTGATGAAGAACTTTTTCAAGCCGAAAAGAAGTATCAAAAACTTTTGGAGTTGGCTAATAAATACGGACAAGACACCACAACAATCACCGAACAATACGGGAAACAGGTTGACGAAATTAATAAAAAATACGCAAAAGAAGAAGAAGACAGGGAAAAGGCAATTCAAGATTCGAAAGTCAAAATGATTTCGGATGGACTTGGTGCCCTTAGTGGTTTAATGGAAGAAAATTCAACAGCGGCGAAAGGGTTTGCAGTGGCTCAAGCTTTATACAATACTTACCAAGGAATTACAAACGCACTGGCAAACGTTCCAGCACCTTGGAATTTGGTTCAAGCTGGGATAACGGCGGCGACAGGATTCGCGGCAGTTCGTAATATATTGAAAACCGACCCCGAAGAAGATTCGGTTGACGACAGCAGTGGCGGTGTCACTCCAAGCCCAACAGGAACAGGGCCGATGAATGTTGATAATTTAATCCCCAATCAATTGACAGAAAATTTGACAGAAACAACACAACAGCCCGTTCAAGCTTATGTTGTGGAAACAGACATTTCAAATAGTCAAGCGCTACAAGAAGAACTTGACCTTCAAACAACATTGTAAATTTTTGGTGAATTTTTTGTGATGTCAATTATTTTAATTATATTTACATATCTTTTTAATTAAAGGTTTTCAATTTCCATACTCATGTATGAATAAGTTTTTTTTAAGAAGGGGGGGTGCCTAACCATCCCCCTTTTTTTTGTCATAAAATAAACAAAATCATTGATATTATATTTATAAAAAATAAGTATAATGAAGAAACCAAAAATTGTTGAATTAATAATTGACGAAACCGAAGAAATTTTCGGAATACAAGCGATTTCACTGGTGTCAAATCCAGCCATTGAGCGTGGGTGGGTTGCAATGTCAAAAGACAAATTTGTGTCACTTGCAAAAATAGACGAAGACAAAAGGACATTGATTGGTGTAGCCTTGATCCCCGAAAAAGAGATTCCAAGATTTGACCAAGAAAAGAACGAAGAATATCTTGTTTTTTTCTCAAAAGAAACTATTGAAAAGGCTCAAGAACTTTTTATGAATGGTTTAAAAAATAACAACGCTACAGTTGAACACGAAAAAAATGTTGATGGTGTTTCAGTCATTGAAACTTGGATAAAAGAAGACAAGAACGACAAATCAAATTTATATGGATTCAATGACGTTCCAATCGGAAGTTGGTTTGTAAAAATGAAGATATACAATGACGATGTTTGGAATGATGTGAAAGAAAACAAACTTCGTGGTTACAGCATAGAGGGATATTTTGTGGACAAGGTTATCGAGATGCAGAAAGAAGACATTCTTGACCTAGCAGAAGAATGCGTTGAATGTGAACAAAAAGAAGTAATGGAAGAAATCAAAGATATACTTTTAAACGCTGAATTAAAACCAGACATGACCCTTGATGGGACACCGGTATATTTGGATATTGAAAAGGCTGAATTATACGGGGAATTGTTTTTTGATTGTTCTGGAAGTCATTCACATGAAATCGATGGTCAAACATATTACATGGGTTGTAAATCTCATGCGGAACTTTTAAAGAAACGAAAGAAAAAAATCAAATACAAATCGGAAAAATACCGAAGTAATGATTTGGCGTCGTATCCATGGGAACAATGTATTCGTGACCAAATGAAAGAATATGGAGACAGGGAAACAGCCGAAAAGGTATGTGCCGCTATCAAAAATAGAAGTGTTAAAAGATAAGTTTTCAATTTGAAAGGGAACAAAAATCAATTATTAATATATATAAAAAAGAAATCAAATGAGTTCAATCAAAAAAATCAAAGAGCTTTTAAAGTTCTCTAAAAAAAAGACATACAAAATTGAGATGTATGCGGAAGCAATTCTTGACGATGCAAGGGTCATCGCTACTGACGCGGAAGCGTTTGACATAGGTGCGGAAGTTTATGTGATAAACGATGAAGGCGCGGTCGAATCCTTAGCCGAAGGAATCTACACTTTGCAAGATGGTTCAAAAATAAGAATCGATTCAGAAAGCAAAGTTGCTGGAGAAAGTGAAGAAGTAATTGAAGAAGAAGTGATTGAAGAAGAATTGAAAAAAGAAGAAATGGAAGAAGTTGTTGAAAAAGAAGAAGTTGTTGAAGCGGTCACGGCAGATCCGGTAATTGAAGAAGTGGCGGTCAAAATAAATGACGCGACGCCAGACGAAGTGACGGAAGAAATTTCAAAAGAAGTTGCGAAAATTGTGGTTGACCACTTAGCAACGAAAGTTGAAGAAGAAGTTGAAACAACGGAAGTTGAACTTTCAAAGGATGTTATCAGTGATTTAACAACAAGAATCGACGATTTAGAAAACAAACTCCAAGAGTTTGAAGGACAACCATCTTCGGAGGGTTTAAAGGTTTCACCATCAACGAAACCGGTTGAAGTTAATTTGTCAAAGCTTTCAACAAAAGAAAGAGTTGCTTATTATATAAATAAAATGAACTAATAAATTTAATTTAAAAAAATGAAAAAGAATCTATCAAAGAAGTATGACTTGACACAGTCGGTCACTTCAAATTATGCAGGTGAAGCGGCTCAAGGATATATTTCGGCGGCTCTACTTTCAAACCCAACAATGGCAAACAATGAATTAACATTATTGAATAATGTTGAATTTAAAGCTAACCTTAGAAAAATCACAGTTGGAGGGTCTGCGGACGGCTTAATCGCTGACGCGACTTGTGATTTCACTGATTCTGGAACAGTGACTTATGCTGAAAGAGTTTTAGAACCAGAAAAATTAGAGGTTAACACACAAGTTTGTAAACAAGAATTTTTGAAAACTTGGGAGGGACAAAATATGTCTAATAGTTTAAATGGAACATTACCAACACCATTCGTTGATTATTTAATCGCGCAAACAGCTGAAAAAGTTTCAGCAGAAATACAAACTTCAATATGGGACGGAACAACCGACACCAACGGACAATTTGACGGATTCAGAAAATTGGCTTTGGCTGATGGTGACGTGAATGACGTTGCAGGCGCTGCGGCTTTAACTGCTGCAAATATCGTGGAAAAATTGGGCGACGTTGTTTCAACTATTCCAACGGCAGTCTATGGAAAAGAAGATTTAAAAATCTGGATTCCAACATCTGCATGGAGATTTTATATTCAAGCTCAAGCGGCTCTTGGTTATTTTAACGAATACAACATGAGAGAGGGTTGGAATTTGTCTTATAATGGCGTGAGACTTGCGCACGCTCCGGGAATGGCAGACGACACAATGATTGCAGGAAGAACGTCAAATATGTTCTTTGGAACGGATGGTTCTTCAAGTGAAGTTCGTGTTTTAGACATGGCAGAACTTGACGGGTCGGACAACGTGAGATTGATTATGAGATTCAACGCGGGTGTGAACTACGCGTTCGGTTCTGATATCACTCTTTACGCTGGATAATATTATTAAATGGGGGTTGAAACACACCCCCCTTTTATAACCTTTTAAAAGAAAAAAAATGGCTAATAAATTTTATAAATTTGGGTGTGATGTTAGTGAGGGCAGAGCCGTTGGATGTAAAGACGTCATCGGCGGAATCAATAAGATTTTCTTATTGAATTACGATGCGGACTTATTATCGAAATTGACAATCACGTCAAATGAGATTACCGACATTGACAGTGCGGTCACATTATACCAATATGACCTTAGACCAAACACGGCGACGTTTAATGCAAATTTTACAAGTGATGACGCGACGGGTTCAACATATTACGAACAAGTTTTGGACGTTACATTACAAAAAATTGTCAAAGAAGACATTCCACATTTAGACAACATTTTAAAAGGTCGTTGTCAAGTTTGGGTTCTTGATGCGAATGACAATGTGTTCTTATTAGGAACACGATTTGGATGTTCTGTGACTGCGGGAGCAATGAGCACGGGAACGGCGAAAGGGGATCTTTCGGGATTCACTTTGACTTTCACATCCCAAGAAACTGAAAATTATATTGTAAAAGCTACGGCAGGGGTTGGAACTGACAAGTATCCATTTGATGCGATTTCAACACCCGGAAACGTTACAATCACAGTCGGAACAACACCGACGTAAAGAATTGTTTTTCTATTCTGTTTTGAAAAAGGGCGACTTCGGTCGTCTTTTTTTTTGTAAACAAAAAGCAGATATTTATATTTATAAAAAAAGACACACTATGATTATAGTAAAAAAAGAGTATCTTGACGAAAAAGTTTCACATTATCGGTTGACACTTGGCGAGATGAATCAACACCAACTTGAACATATTCAATCACGATTTGGTGACAAGTATTTTGAAACACAAAAGAAGAAAAAGAAAATCAAACATGATTCAAGCGATTAGAGATTCGACAACTTCACCGTCACCCAATTATATCCGATTGGATTTGTTTAGCAACCTTGACCACACGGCGGCCAATGTTGACACGTTCAAACCTTTGATTGGATACACAAGTCAAGAAACAAACAAAACCAAATATTTTCTTCCAACAACCTTGACAAAAACTTATCAATCTCGATATTGGGAAATTTATTATACAATCAAAAATTCATCCGGTGAAGCGCCTTTGACTGGTTCGATATATATGGGAACTAAAGAATATCCATACGGATTTTATAATGTCAAAATCTGGCAACAAACATCAACAACGAATCTTGACCCGACGGATGGTTCAATTGTGAAAGTAATTTGGAACGGGATTTTGAATTTTAGTGCAAAGAACAACCCATCAATCACATATAATGAATATGAACAAACATCAACATCACCGGTGTTCATAACAAATACATCAATCTAAATGAAAAAGAAAAAAAATAATTTTAATATGTCCGTTGTGGATTTGTCACATTACAACATCCCACACATTAGTGAAAAAGATTCTAAAGCTTGGATTGAATTTGGTTTGGACAATTTATATCCACAATACTTGATTGAATTATTCACAGGTAGTGGGATAAATAGTGCTATAATCAAAGGGGTGGCGGCAATGATTGCGGGTGACCAACAAGGAACATATCAAGGACTGGACGTTGTTGACAAAGACATTTTGGAGGGTGAAGCAAAAGAACAATATCTTGTTTTTGCGAAACTTTTAAATCGTGGTGATAGAAACACGGTGAAAAATTTGGCTTTTGATTTAAAATTATTCGGTAGTTGTTATGTCAATGTTATTTGGAACAAAACAAGAACGGCCGTTCACGAAATCAAACACGTTCCGGCACAATACATCCGAAGTGGAAAAGTTGATTCATACGGGAATGTGAATGAATTTTGGTATTGTTACGATTGGAGTAATGAAAGAAAATACAAACCGCATGTCATTAAAGCGTTTGACCCCGAGAACCGAACACACACAAGTCAATTGCTACAAATAAAAGAATACAATCCACAATCATTCTATTATGGAATTTGTGATTATGTTGGTGGGACGGATTATATAAAACTCGATATGTCTATAGCGGAACTACATTTGGCGAACATAGAGAATAATTTTATGCCTTCGTGTATGGTGAATTTTTCGAATGGTATTCCCACAGACGAAGAAAGAATGGAGGTTGAACGTAAATTGAACGCGAAATTTTCCGGTTCTGGAAATAGTGGAAAACTAATTTTGACATTCAATGAAGGAAAAGACACGGCCCCCGAGGTTATCCCATTAAACACGGGTGACAACGATGACAAATATCAATTTTTGTCTTCGGAGGTTTCAAGAAAGGTATTGACAGCGCATCGTATTGTTTCCCCGTTATTATTTGGTGTCAAGGGTGATGGTTCTGGATTCGGAAACAACGCCGAAGAAATCAAAGACAGCTTTGAATTATTGTTGTCTTCTGTAATCAAACCATTTCAATCAACATTATTGGAAGGACTTGAAAAGATTTTTCGTGTGAATGGTATTGACAGCCTTGATATATATTTCAAGACAGTTAAACCGGCGGAATTTATAGACGCGGAAAAAGTTATTGAAGAAGAAAAAGAAGGAATTGACATCGAAGACGTGACCATTGAAAAAATGGAAGAACTAATCGCAAAACACAAAAAAAAAAAATTCAATAAAGAAATAGACACCAAACCGACAAAAGGAATGGTGGAAGAAGCAAAGAAAGGGTTGGAATGGCGAAAGGAATATGGTCGAGGGGGGACGGAAGTTGGCGTTGCAAGAGCAAGAGATATTTCGAACGGGAAAAATTTGAGTATTGAAACAATTAAACGAATGAATAGTTTTTTTGCAAGACACGAAAAGAGTTCAAAAGGCGGTGAAGGGTTTGAACCCGGACAAGACGGGTTTCCGTCTGCTGGTCGGATAGCTTGGGCTTTATGGGGCGGTGACGCTGGTCAATCATGGGCAGCGAAGAAAGTCAAACAAATTGAAAACAAAGAAAATGACTTGTCCGACGAAGAAATGCTTGAAATCCAAAATAATTTGGAGGGTGAACAAATTGACGAAGATGTTTGGGTTGAGGTTGACCAAAAACGTGATGACGATGACGAAGGCATTGACCTTTGGGTTAATAGAAAAATTAGGAAACGAATTGATTTCGCGAATGAAATCCCGTCAAATGATTTGGATGGTGACGGAACAAAAACAAGTTATCTGGATAAGTCTTTTTATAAAATACGTTTTAGGTATGTTCGAAAAGATATGTCAAGAAACAAGTCCGGTTCTGGATCTCGTGAATTTTGTCGAAACATGATGGCGTTGCAACGACAAGGGTTTGTTTATAGGATTGAAGACATTGACAAAGCGGAAAGGGACGGCGTAAATAGTAAATTCGGACATGGTAAAGGTGGTTCACCTTATAATTTATTTATGTGGAAAGGGGGGCCGTTCTGCAAGCATGCGTGGGAAATGGTCTTATATAGGTTAAAAGCGGAAACCATTGTTGTGGATGGTGATGACGTTGGTGAAGATGTTTATGAAGGTGACTACGAAGAAGTGAAAACGATTCCAAAATCTTACATCCCTTCACCATGGGGTTGGAAAATAGCACAACAGGCGAATAATAAAATGAAACCTAATCGCGGACGTTATCCGGGATGGGAACAACGAAAAGATAAAATTTAAAATTATGGCGATTACTCATACACTTTTAATAAGTTCGGATTCTTTAAAACGAACGACCACAATTTCACAATCGGTTGATGACAACTTAATTCATCCGGTCATTCTATTGGCACAAGATAGATACATCCTTCCGGTTTTAGGAACGGATTTGTTTGAAAAATTAAAAACGGAAGTTGAAGGAACACCGGCCGGAAATTACGAAACACTATTGAAAGACTATGTTCAAAAATGTTTGTGTCAATTTACATTGGCGACCTTGTATCCCGTTTTAAGACTTAGGGCCGTCCGTCATTCAGTGGTTCAAATGGATAATGAACAAGGAACGTCAGTGAGTTTCGACGACATCGAACCATTAATTTCAAGTGCTCTTGACATGGGTGAATTTTATCGCGAACGTTTGATTGATTACTTGACCGAAAATTCTTCTTTGTTTCCCGAATATAGTTCAAACACGGGGGCGGACATGTCACCAACAACACGAAATTATTATAGTGGAATAAATATGGACACGAATGTCAATTCACGAAGTCAATTAGCAAAGGCAGTGTTGGCAGCTGCCGGATTTAAAAACATTTGTTAAATGAGGGGAAAATATAAGACAAAGTTTTCATTAAAAAACTTCAAGAAATTAAAAAAATACATTAAAAAATTAAACAATGGCAAATCAAAGATTAACGGACAAAACGGCACTCGATGAACAAACCGGTTCTGGCGACCTTTATATGGTCGTCGATGTGTCGGACACAACTGGGTCATCAAGTGGAACTTCCAAAAAAATTGATTCAAAATTTGTAATTCAAACGGACAAGTTTTCGTTGAGTAATGCGGAAGTCAAATTGTTGGAAACGGGAGAATCACCAAAAACACTTGTCACAGCGTTAAGTGGTTACATGGTGACGCCCATTTCTTGCACAGTATTAACCACTGCAGACCCGTCCGACATAGAAGGTTCAAATCAAAATTTATATTTTGGATTTGACCACACACAAACGGCGTTATATTGGGATCATGCAAGTAGGTTTATGTCAACGCTTGCAACTAACAATACATTTATATTTTCCGGTGGACAACCCGCAAAAGGGGTCAAAACTTCATCAACAATAAATACCGCTTTTTATATGTGGTCAGGTGGAACAGGATTCGACGGCGGGTGGAGTATGGATGTTTACTTGACTTATTGCTATACTAAAATTTTATAATGATAAAATACATATTTCTATTATTACCATTTTTGTCATTTGGTCAGTTTTATAAGTATTCGACCATATATGGAGGTGTTTCAACATATTCAACAATTGCACCAATTGAAACATATCAATATGTGAACAACCAATTGATTGAAACAACACCCGAGGACGATTCAAATTTCAGATATTTTGTCGGTGTTCGAAAGATATCCCGTTTTTCTTGGGAAAAGAAGCCCCGCTTTTATTATGATGGGAATGAAACAAACGCGAGTGTGTTCCGTTCACCTGTTGACAAATTTGAATATTTACTTCAATATGAACAAATTAAACAATTCGGTCGTGAATACAATAATCACGATATTTGGTTCCGATATATAGGGAATCACACAACAACAAAAATCCAATCATCAAATAATGGATATATTGACCTCAACTTTAAATCGTTTGACACGCGTTTTAAATACGATTTAAGAAACTTTCGTGTGTCGGTTGGGGTTGTCCTTCGTTACCATCCGATTTATTCCTTAAATCCCTTTAAAATCGATTTTCCAAATTATGACGATTTTGAAGCGGTTTCAAGTGAACTTGGATATATCAAAGAATTTTGGTTCATTGACCAAAACAACAACAACCATTTGGACAGATTGGAACAATCTTTTTTTAGATGGATTTTAAATGGGGACACAGTGGCACAAACCACATCCCAATTTTTACAACACTATGCAACCATCCCCGCACAATACAACAAAGAACGTCTTTCGGAACTGGGGAATCAATACACACTTTCTGGTGTGATTGGGTTGTCTTATTATAAACATCTTGACAATGCTTTCGTTTTAATTTACGGGAACTATTTATTCAAGAGTTTTAAACTAACAGAATACGGACACGAAAATGTTGATTATGATTTCGGAATCATTGGGAATCTTAAATTGACAAAACGTTTTTCCGTTTACGCGGACATAAATTATTTAAAGTATTTTGACAAAAAAAATCACACTTTAAATTTAGGGATTAATTTAATAATTATATAAAATGAAAAAAGTAATAAACAAAATAACTGGAAGTCGAAAATTCTGGTATTCATTCGCAGCAATTTGCTTGTTGTGTTTTAGCGATGTTGATGCAAATAGTATAGTATTAATCACACTGGGTCTTTTAATATCTCAAGGATTAAGCGACAGAAAGTGTCAAGAAAAATGTCAAAAATGATTGTAAACGAAAAAAGTCAATTCACACTTGATTTAAAAACCATCATCCTTTTTGTGGGTGGCGTGCTTTCTTTGTCCGCCACTTACTTCACTTTGACGGCTGAAATTGAAGAAGCCAAGAAGCTTCCAAAAATGCCAATTAGTGAAAAGGAATTTGAATTGAAAGACGCTTTAATTCGACAAACGATTTTAAACAATGGTCAACAACTTGAAACACAACAAGAACAATTGAACAAGATTGAAGACAAGATTGACAAGATTGATACACGACTTTATAATTTAAACAAATAGATATGAAATTAGATTCTATTTTATTAGTCTTGTTGGGGTTGATTTTTTTTGGATATGGGATTTGCTTTGGTCAAGTTTCTGTCATTCATTTCAATAGTGAATGGAATGAAAAAAACAATTTTGATATATCTGTTTTGAAAGATTGTGACATTGATAATGTGGTAATATGTCATAATCCAGAATTACAAGATAAATACAAAATCAAATCGGTTCCCACAATAATCATTTTTGATGAACAACGGGAATCAATTCGTTTTGAAGCAAACATCATGATGGAACTTGTTGTCACAAAAAAAGAATTACAATCCGAAATTGATAATATTTATTTAAGAAAATTTGAATGAGATTGTCCTCCAATTTTTATTTGTCAGAATTTACAAGATCCGCGACGGCGCAGCGTTTGAACCTTTCAAATGAACCGGACAAAAGGTCAATAAAAAATCTTATTTATTTGTGTGACAATGTCCTTCAAATTTGTCGTGATATAATAGGGCCAATAAGAATCACTTCGGGATATAGAAGTCCCGATTTGTGCGTCGCTCTTGGTAGTAAAAAAACAAGTCAACACACCGAAGGAATGGCGGCGGATATTCAATTCCATAAAGATGGTGTCATGAATAACAAATTATTAATGGATACAATTATTCAGAATTGTGAATTTGACCAATTGATTGAAGAATTCAATTATTCTTGGATACATGTTTCATACAGCCACAAGAACAATCGGAACCAGATATTGAAAGCATACAAGGAAAATCGGAAAACAAAATACACCGATATAACTCAAAATTATATATCACTATGAAATTTTTAAGTAAACTATTTGGAAACGTTGGTTTAGATGTGAACAAACTTGTTGATAACGTTATCACCACGGACGCGGAACGAATGACGTTAAAAGCTAAATTGAAAGAAATTTTGACACAGGCGGAGGGGGCAGCACAAGAACAAGTGACAAGACGTTGGGAATCTGACAATAAAGCGGGGTGGTTACCTGCAAACATCAGACCTTTGACGTTGATATTTTTGACATTGGTTTTTGTGGTTATATCAATTTTTGATGGTAACGTCGGAGGGTTTACAATATCACCCGCATACGTTCCAATTTATCAAACATTATTGATTTGTTGTTATTCCGCTTATTTCGCTGGACGTTCCATCGAGAAAATTAAAAAGAAATAATATAAAAGAAAAAAAGTCATATCGATTGCGGTTGACCAAGTCAGAAAACGACTTGATAAAACACCGAAGAAATAAAACAATACGAAACATTTTGGTCGTGGGTGACCTTCATTGTCCCTTCGATTTAGATGAATATCTTCCACATTGTATTGAACAATATAAAAAATGGAATTGTAATCAAGTTATAATGATTGGTGATATTTTAGATGCACACGGATGGTCATACCATGAGGCCGACCCCGACGGAATGAGTGCCGGACATGAACTTTCATATGCCGTCAAAAGAATTGCACGATGGTATGAAGCTTTTAATAATGACACAGTCCCTTTCGGTGTCGATGTTTGTGTCGGGAATCATGACAGATTAGCCGCACGAAAAGCGATGACCGGTGGTGTCCCATCCGCTTGGATTCGTTCTTACAACGAAGTATTAAAAACACCGGATTGGAATTGGGTTGAAAGTGTTGTTTATGATGACGTTCTTTATGAACATGGTGAAGGTGGTCAAGCGTTGACCAAAGCGAAAAATAATATGATGTCAAGTGTTTGTGGACACACGCACACATCCGCGTATGTTCAATGGCTTGTCGGGAAAAAATTTCGGGTGTTCGCCGTTCAGACTGGGTGTGGAATAAACAACAAAACCTATGCGGCCGCATACGCTAAAAATTTTAAGAAACAAGCAATTGGTTGCGCAATCATTTTGGATGAAGGAAAAATTCCCATATCTTGTATGATGAAACTTTAATAAAATAATTATGAAAGACCTTACTAAATACAGAACAAACAAAACAATCAAAAAACGGATTGATAAAATCCTTCACAAAATGGCAATGATAATCGCCGACAAAGACACCGGAGCAAAGAACGACTTCGGGAAAAGAACAAAAATTGAGCTTCGAAAATTAGAGAAAAAAATCAAGGAAATTGATTCACATTTTTATGATATGATTTGTCCTTATTAATTCCCTGTTTATAACTTTGTTAATTATTTTTTTGTGGT